ACCATGATACTCTACAGCATGATGCTTCTTTATCATCATTTCATCTAATCTTTGATTGTTGTATTCTGGTAATACAAATACACCTAATATTCTACCAAACTTTCCTGTTGCATCTTTTATGGTGCATAATGTTTGTGTTGAACCTTTAGGTAAAAATCCTTCAACAATTTTCTTTGCATAAAGACCAAACTTCTTTTCTACTTTATCTCTTGTTCTAGATTCTGGAGTATCTATACCGTGAACCCTAACTCTTTCTTTGTGCATCCAAACACCAAATCCTAAATCAATATCAACATCAACTGTGTCACCGTCGATGACCTTTATTATTTTACAACGATACCTATACATTATTTTTCCTCTTTGACTACTGTGCCTGTAGTTAGTTTATAAACTTCAAAGTCTTTAGTTTCAAAAAGGCTATTAAGTTTTTTCGCTAGGTTATGTGCATGACCTGGATTAGAAAAAGAAACTTTCTTATATTTAGGTCCTGGATAGTTTGTTATCACATTACTTGTTTTTAAATTAAAGGGTTTGCCTTTATAAAAAACTGCCCATATGGCTTCACTTTGAAGAATCTGATCACTCTTGTAATTCTTCTTATTAACGTGTTCCAATATTACTGTTGGTTTTGGTCTGCTCATATACGTAATCCTATTAATTAACTACGTATATATTTATCTATAATGTGTGGATAGAGTACTATTCTTCTTTAAATCCGCCACCGTCCATAGAAACTTCAACTGGTGTTGCTTCTATTTTACCTACGGTGTTGCTTACAAATTGTTCTAAATTACCGTGTAAACGTGCTTCTATTTCACCTATAGTAAAGGCTAATTGTTTAGCCTGTTGTAAAGGCATTCTAATCTCCTGTTGATTAGACATATCAGCACCTTTTACTTGTTCTAAAAACAGTTGTAAAGGCGTCGTATTAATAGGTTTATTTGTTTGCATTGGCTCTACTTAACTCCTGTCTCATTACTATTTCAGTTCTAAAAGGCCCTTTAGACTCATAGTTTTCAATAGTAACTAGTTTAGGACAAAAACTTCTTACCCAACCTTTGTCGAATCTAATGATGTAATATCCTGCACAATACAAACTTTTACTTTTTTTACTTTTAGTAAACAAAGGCAGTTTACGTTTTACATCATACATTTGATTAAAAGGATTAACACTAGTTGGATATGTATGTACTTCCTTTTTCTTTTCTGAATCTTTATCGCTAATGCTAGAACCCCAATTGATATCATTAAATGTGTTCTTTAGTTGTCTTTCATTTTCAAAGAAACTAGTTCCTGTGTCGCAACAATACATAAATGTTTTATCGTTGTTTTTTGTAAGTGTACCTACACGTTCACCATCTTCTTCAATTATCCAGAACTTTCCGTTAACGATTGGATTTGCTTTTAATTTTGTCATACTACATACCTCGCATTTAGTGGTTCACTGAAACTTTGTGCTTGTTCACTGATCTTAACCATATCATGTTTAGCACAGAACTTCATTAATTTTATTCCAACTTGACCAACTTCTTTTGGCGTTTCAGTTGCGTCTTCTATTGTATCATTTATAATTTTTCTTATGTTTTGTGGTTGTGCAGTTAAGTCACATAAAATTACATTACGTTCATAATCCTCTAAGACTCTGTGTTCTTTGCCTTCATGATCAACCCAACGTTGTAACATCATGTTATTCCAACTGTAACCTTTTTTATCTTTATCTGCAAATGCTTCTTGTAATCCAACTTTATTTTTTGTGCCTTTTACTCTTACGCCTGGATAAGCAGAAAATACATTATCACTTGTATCGCCTCTCATACATTTTTCAAATAATAACCATTGTGGATTAGGAGCCTCTTTGTCTTTGCCTGTTTTCTTATCAACTACACTTTTGCCTTTGTCATCAAAGTATCCTTCGTGTGTAATAGTTGTATTGCTTACACCATTGTATTGTGCAACGTTAGGTGCCACTAATTGTGCAAAGTCACCATCTGTACTAATGATAACGTGTTCATCATTAGGATGTGCTTGTACCCAACCTGCAATCAAATCATCTGCTTCTAAGTTTTCATTGTGTAAAACTGTACAATTTGTTTTACCTACAATGAAGTCTTTGAACTCATCAAACGTTTCCCAAAATACAGTTTCTTCTTCCTGTTGTGCTTCTGTTAATACTGCTCTTGCTTCACTTCTATTTCTTTTGTAAGGTTCATAAAAGTCTTTACGCCAACTTCTACCTTCCAAACAAAATACAACATGATCAGCATCAAAGTCGTTCCAAGCCTTTCTAATGCTATTGAAAGTCACGTGTAACGCCATACCAATCTTTTCATTAAGATTGCCACGTATAATGTGCCTTGCACGGAAAAATGTATTTGCGGTGTCTACGAGTATGTACTTCATGCTTTTATTATAACTGCCTTATGCTTTTGTGTCAACTTCTTTTTTTTGTTTTGCTAATTCTTCTGCTCGTTTTTTGTTTATTTCATCAAGTATTGCTTGATTCATAAAATCAACAGCCTTGAATTCGTTTTCGTCAAATGTGCCTTTTAACCTCAAATCGTATGCAATGCTCACCCGTTTTTTGGCTTCTGTGTGTTCATCAGTAAAGTGTGGACAATAACTAGGAAATAAAGTATTACCGCCTTTCTGATTAGGTAATGATATCTTGCTCAACACATCATACGGAGAATGATATGTAGTTTTGCTTTGATAATCATCTAAATGAACATTACCACTTAAATAACTGTCTGGTTGGGAACCATGTGCATGACTTTCCATTTTTTGTCCTTGCTTAATTACATTCGCCCAGCATACAATTTTAAGTTCTTTTAATTCAACTTGTTGTGTTGTGACATATTGTAAGTAACTATATTGTAAAAATTTTAAAAGTCCTATTGCTTCAGGAACATCTTTATATCTATCAAATACATTATAGCGACCAAACCTAGTAGTAACATCATCTGGACCTAGTCCAGTGCCGCCACTATTAGCATATTCAAATTCTTTTAGAATATTTTCTTCATCATCTTCAACGGTCTTTCTTACAATATCAACCTTCTCAGGTTCAGACCATTGTGTTAACCAAATAGGAATATTCCAACTAGGACTAAACTCTGTTTGTGGATGAAAACTTTTTATTCTAATTAAACTCATTACTTAATCTTCTTTCCAATATGACACATTTCTTTAAGTATCATTCTTAAATTTCTTGCAATTTTATACAGAAAAAATACTCCTGCAATCATTATTGCAGTATCTAAATATTCAATTATCATTTTACCTCTGCTTTCCCATCTCCGAGATTATCTGTTTTAATATAACCTGCTGGTCTGTCTGTATCTAAACCTTCTTCAGCAAGAACATTTCTTGCAATGTCCTTAAACCAACCATCAACAATCTCTTCGTTGCTTTCACCTTTGTAACCAGCATCAATAAGTTGCTCAATAAACTCATTGTTCCAATCTAGTTCAAAGAATCCGTTTCTAATGTTTTCTTTATTAACATGAGTATTCAATACGCCTACCCATGGCTTGCCATCTTTTGTGGCCTGCTCTTTTTCTTTAGCCATCATTTTTTGGATTTTAGCTAGTTTAAGTTTATCATCTGCTGATAAATCTTCATATCTTCTTATAGCTTGAATTTCTTCATCGCTCATACCTTCTTCTAGGTATTGTTTTTTAAACCATTTGTGTGCGTTAAAATCTCCCATAATCTTTTTTTAACAATCGCAGCACTCGCAAGAACAGCTAGTACCACATTTACATATTTGACAATCGCAAGCTTCCATTTTGTTATAAATACTGATATCCTTAGAAAAAATTACTTTTTTAAACTTTTAAGGTATTCTATACCTTCGCGAAGTGCTTCTTCGGCTCGTTCTTTATTAATACCACCTTTCCATTTTTCTACTTCTCCAGCTTCAGTAACAAAACCATCATTACTTTCTTCCATTTTCATTTTCAAATGCCGTAATTTCTTTTTTTATTTTGGCATTTAAAAGTCTGGAGTGTGTAGGAACTTTAATGTTTGTAGAGTTTTCGTTTATATACTGCAATGCTGCTTGTTTAATCCACCAACATGCATAAGTGCTAAACTTATAGCCTAATTCAGGATCAAATTTATTTAC